CATGCACCTTAGCAACTAATTTGTCTAGACAATCAATTTTATTTATATTGAGCTTTTGTATTTCAACACCCCATATCCTATAAAAAGCAGGAAAATCAAATGATATTTCACCTTTATTCTTCAATTTATCATATAACTTTTTAGCTTTAACCAACTCATCAGTACTTGGTTGCATTAATCCATGTACTTTTACATCCAATTCATCAAAAAAATTATTTTTATAACTTTTAGATTTAGATTTTTTAAATGTACTATCTATACCTTCTTTAAATGGAATTGGAGAAATGAATTTATTTGATTTCTCAGGAGAAACTGCTACAATAGGCTGAAATATTTTAATAAATACTTCAAATATCTTGGTAAATGCATCGGCAGCTACTTTTACAGAATGTCTAAAACCTTCTACATCAATTCCAATTTTATTTTTCATTTTTTTATGTGCATTTTCATACATAAATATCAACATCCTTCATAATATTTATAACCTCTTTAATTCATCCAATATTGTATATTCTGCTAATTTCAAACCATCTTCTATCGCATTTTTATAACCAGCCTTATCATCTGCAAGTGATTTCTCTGCCCATATTTCCTGCTCTTCTATTTTTCTTAATATTTCATGGATACATTCAATTTTAACAATTTTTGTGATATCATTTATCCTTATAGACATACCTAATTTAGGGCTTGTCTGTAATATTATTGACAATGTTCCATTTCCTTTATCAGCCAATATATGAGCATCATATTTTTCCGTTAAAATTTCACCATCTTCTTTAATTATTTGTTTAACTGCCTGAGTATTTATTTGTATACCATAATTAGATTCAATCACTGCATTCATCCCTTCCATAGTGGATATATATCTGTCCCATATCCCTTATATGGATTTGCTTGCAAGATGCAATCCTCATCTACATAAAAAAACGCTATATACCAACCTCTGCCCATATTATTGCTATAGACATCAAACAATATTATCTTAGAATCATCATCTTTTATAATGCCTAGAAATACTATAGGAGATTTTATATCAAACCCTCTTTGCCTTCCATTTATATTAAATCCATCAATAATAGTACCTGGATCCATAGGCTTTCCATCAAGCATTATAGATTCTTTCAAAATTTCTTCATTCTCAACCTTACACCACATAATTCCATTGTTATATACTAACTCCATGTTCAAAACATCTCCCCTCATATTACATTGAATTTCAATTGATACACCGGCTGGAAATTCATCCATAATACCTCAGTTCTTATATTCCCACCCTCAGCATTACTTTTAGTTTTTAACCTAGTCCATCCTTTTAAAGTTTCATTATATAAATCTGAATTATATCCTGACAACATAACAGGCCCTGGATGCTGTAGTAATATTTCTAGTAACTTAATGTGGTCCTTATCAGACATTTCATGCTTGTACTGTTTCCCACTTCGAGTATCTAATACATATGGAGGATCAGCATATATTAAACCATTTGGATACCTAAATCTTTTTATAAGTTCTACTGCAGGCATATGCTCAATTTGAACTTGCTTTAATCTTTTTGCCGCATCCATAATCCAACCGGGCAATCTATTCCAATTTAATAATGCATATGCTTTTTCTCTGCCTTGAACATCATTCTTCCAACCTACTTTATAACCATTTGTCCTAAATCCATGACCCTGCCAGCATTGAATTAAAAGTTGCACTGCTATCTCAATTTCATTCTCCGGTACCTCTTTAAAAGCCAAATCATACTCATATCTGCTATACGGTATTGAAAAAATCATCCTGGCCAGGGTTTCAGGTTGTTCTCTAATCACCTTAAAAAGTGTATAAACTCTGTTATCCAAGTCATTTACAGTTTCAATATCACTTGGCTTTTTATTAAAAAGTACAGCACCACTTCCGAAAAATGGTTCTAAGTAACTGTGATGTTCTGGCATCTGAGCTACTATCCATTTTGCTATTCTCCACTTGGAACCTGGATACTTTAAAATTGATTTCACCTTTTTTCACCTCCTGAAGATGCGTAAAATCTCTACTTTGTATACTAATTCATGTTCCTTACTAGCTCTCTTATCTCTTTATAATTTAGGCTATATTTATCACATATCATAAATATAGAATTAGAATATCTTAAATATTTATTATGATTTTCTCTTGATTCTCTTTCAAGCCTTGCAATTTTACTATTAAGTCTATTAATATAACTTGTATCGGCAGTCTTTATAA